CCCAATGAAATCTTCTGTTCCAGTTTTTTAGTATCAACAATATCCTGTATGCAACTTGCCTCTATCTGATAATCAGGAAAATCATTTTTGATATATTTTGCCAGTTTATCAGTTGCAGTAATAATAGCATTTCCTTTTCTATGGTATTGTTTTAAAAAAGGTTTGCTTTCTTTATACTGCTTGTCAGATATAAATTTATTGGATAAAGGTAATTTTATTCCAATACCATTATCGTAAAGCCAATAAATATCTACTCTCGTTAAGTTTATACAATCAGCTATTCTACCGCCAAACAAATGAGTATTTTCTTCCACCTGTCCGAAAGCATAATCTATATCTTTATATTGAAATTGAAAATTACTGTGTATTTTTGCGTGTGAACGAAAAAAATCTAACCAGTCTTTAATGTGATATTGCCAATCTTTTCTTGCTGAACAAGAAATGTGCATTATACTTTCTTTTATATCTCTTTTATTCACTTGCCTCCATATATAATTCTTTCGCAAAAGCTTTTAGTTTCTGTTTATCTAATTTTATATCCGCTTGGTCAATATAGTTACCCAAAAATGTAAGTGTATCTTCACCTTGTTCTAATATATTTTCTGGTACTGAAGCTCCTATATCTGTAGGGTCTTCTATTATATCTATTGCGTGTACATTAATATGATTGTAAAGTCTATCCATAAGTCTTTCAAACATATCTGTGTCTGTCTTTTCTGATATAAAAATTTTTAAAAATGTATGGTTAAACTCTTTAATATCTAAATCATCATAATCCCTATCTTTGTCATTATAAATTATTTTTTTAAACATTCTATTAGGATTTTCTACCCTTGATAGTTCTCTTGTTTCTGTATCAAAAATGTGAAACCCCTTTGGACAATTATAGTCCGACCAAGTCATTTCGTATTGTGCTCCAAGATAATAAATGTGACCATCATCCGATTTTTTGTGAAGGTGGCCAGACATAACCTTTTCAAATCTTTTAAACATAGGTTTTTCTAAACCTTGTTCATTCATATGACCATTATGCATTTCAAAACCCTTAACCTCTAAATGACCCATAGCAATTGTAGCTGTAGAGTTCTCAATAGTTCTCATGGTTTCAACATAGTTATCATCACATATCCAAGGTATGAATAGTATCTTTAAACCATCAAATTCAACATCCGTTGCGTGTGTATATACTATGGCGTTTTCTGATATGTTTAAATTTTGGAGGGCGTTAACTTCATTTGTATTCTTATAATAGGTGTCATGGTTACCAATAATAATATGAGTTTCAATACCCATATCATCTAGTCTATCCCAAAATACTTTTTTAAAGTTATGGGCGGTGTTGTGATTAATAAATTTTCTTCTATCAACCACATCACCTAGGTGTACTAAACAATTAATGTTATTTTGTTGTAGGTATGGAAAAAATTGCTCATTATAAAATTTGTTTTGAAATTCAATAAAGGCGGGGTTGTCATTCCGGCAACCAAAATGAGTATCATTTAATAGAATTATTTTCACTTTTTCTTTTTCTTTTTAACTACTTTCTTCTTAACTGGTTCTTCCAAAGGTATATTCTTTCGTAGAAATTCTGTAAATTGATTCTTAAACTCTCTATCTTCACCTGGTTGCAATGTCAGGTCATCATAATTTGCTTCTTGAATCATTCTTTGTTTAATGATTACTTGTTTCTTTTCTTTTTGAATTCGTCTTACAAATGCATAGTATATTATTTGTGTAAAATATGCAAAGGGATTGTTTGATTTCTCTGGATTAAAATTATTCAAATATGTCAAACAATTTTCAATACCATCACTAATCATATCATCACGATAGGTATAATTAATAAAGTTAGGTCTATATGATAAGTGGTTTGCTATCTTTAGAAAACACTCTCCAATATAGTCGGGTACTGGTGGATTTTTTAGTTTATTTCGTTTTGCCTTGTTAACAATCTTCTTATATTCAACCATTGCGGCCAAAAATTCCTTATTGTTAACATAATGTTCTGACTTCTTTTTTGTCTGTGCCATAATATCCTCAATTTGGTTATATAATACTCTATGTCGCCTAAAATGTCAATGCTGATTTGGTTTTATTCCACGGTTGACATTTGATTTTTTATGCGTATAATAAGCGGTGTAGCCGTTTCAGATAACACCTTAATGAATCGTAGGTGGCGTTTCCTCATCATCATCAAATTCTCTAAATATCTCATTTAGTTTCTTATTTTCTTCGGAGGAAAACTCTTTCCTGTGGTAGCCTTTATCTCTTTTCGGTTTATCCAAACTGTTATAGTTTTTACATACAGCAGTATAGTTACCAGTCATTTCCAAAGAGGCGTTAGTTATTGTCATAATTTTATCTTTCGGAATGGTAACAATCTGGTCACCTGTATAATTAGTCCAACGAATTAATGCAATATAATCCCTAAACCCCATTGGTGTGATTTGAGGAATATATTTAATCTGTAATGGCTTGTCTAAACGAATCAATGGTCCGTTTTCAGGAAGTTGTAACTCCCCTGCTGGCAAGACGCAAACTATATCGTCACCATTAATTAGTTTGATTATTTTAACCTGTGGCTCTTTCTGCATTGTTTAACTCTACATTATGGATTTCATATTCAAAATCTTCTTCACCATATATATTTATTCTTTCCCTAAAGTGAGATAAGGTATAATTTTCTTTTTGGTTATATGTTAAATCATCTGCTATATCATATAAAGTTGCATGAGAATTATTATCCTTTAATCTTAATCCTCTACCTATACTTTGTAAGTTTCTTATCCGTGACTTGCTAGGGCTAGCAAAGATAATGTTATGCAAGTTCCGAATATTAATGCCTGTAGAGAAAGTCCCATAACTTGCAACGATAATAGCTCCGTCAGAAGATTCCGTAATTTCTCTAATCTTTTCTCTTTGGTCTGTATCAACTCCGCCGTGAACATAAAATACTTGTTTGTCAACAGCCTTTGTTTTAATTGATTCATATAATTCCTTTCCATGTTTTTCTACATATTGAAATAAACATAGTGTATTGCCTTGTAAACCGGAGGCCAGATTACGGATATATTTATTCCTCTTATCAGACTGAACAATATAATCCATTTCCTCTTGGTAAGTCATACCATAAGCATGCTTACACTCAATGGCTCCGTGTTTTAAAATTAAACAAAATATTTTTAAGTCGGCAAGTTGTTTCTTTTCTTGTAGTTCTACTGTAGATACAACCTTATTTACTGTACCAAACAGGCCTTCTAAAACAAGTTTATGTGTTTTGGTACCATCTAAAGTACCAGTTAGACCTATCTTATATGGGCACCTTTCCAACTTTGTCAATATCTTTGTTAATGAAACAGCTTTAAATAGGTGTGCTTCATCACCTAATATCATGCCTATATCTTTAAAATATTTTTTAGGCATATTATAAATTGATTGCCAAGTAGATATAACAACAGGTTTATTAGTTTCTTTATCGTGACCTTGATATATTCTATGTACATTTCTTTCAGGCGACCAACCATAATCTTTGAAGTCTTTAAACAGTTGTTCCACCAAAGAAGTGGTCGGAACAATAATTAATATTTTTTTCTTTGTTTCTTTTAACCGTAAAATGTTAAACCTAACAAGAAGATAAGAAACAAGAGATTTTCCACTAGCGGTAGGTGATAGTAATAAACACCTATTTTTTCTAACAGCATGTATGAAAGCCTCCTTTTGATAATCTCTAACTTTTAATGGTATGTTTAATGCTTCAATAAATTGGTCTACCTTTTTATCATCAACTTTAGTATCTTGTATTTTAGACCCATCCACAACCTCAACATCATTATCTTCACACCACTTTAATATATATGGATATAATCCGACATAAATTTGGCCAGTTTGGTATGAAAATAATCTAATCTTTCCATCCCACACTCGGTTTCTGTATTGTGGCATAAACTTGAAACCAGGTACTTCAAAGGTAAAGAATTGACCTAACTCTCTTCTTATATCTTCGTCTGCTTCAATTTTTAAATAGACATCATCTTTCTTGTCTATTATAATATATCTGCTAATAGGCATTAAACTGCGCCGGAGGTAAACTTACGCCAATCTATAGCATTTTTTATTGTAAAAGTTCTATTAGTGATTTGTCTAATTGTTCTATCTAAAAAATCTACAGTAGCTTGTAAGTAATCTACTTTTTGTTTTGCCCTAATATACTCATCATCTGCTTGAATATATTGGTCAACATCTTGTCTTAATAATTTAAATTGA